CTGGCGGCGGCGGTAGCTATGGGGCCGGAACGGGTCCGCGGCGCCTGACCTTCTTTACCCGCGTCCTCCTTGGGGGGGACGCGGCCCCGACCACGGCCCTGCCTGCTGGCGATGCGAACAGCCTGCTCGCGGGCCGCGTGTTCCGGCTGTCGCGCAGCGCGGGCGCGGGTTGGCGCTGGGGCATCGCTTTCGCTGAGGACACCAGCTCCGGCACCGGCTTCTCGGCGGTCAGTTCCACGACCCTTACCTGGGCGGCGGGCGATTTCGCCATGCTCGGCTACGCCCTGCCGGTGTCGACCGCCGCACTGTCGGCCGAGGCCATCACCGCCTCTGGCGTTACCTTCGGCACGGTGACCGAGCAGGCTGACGACTCGGTCACTACCGGGCACGACGCCCGCTTCGGCACAGCGACGGCCAGCGTCTCCTCCGGCTCCGGCACGGTAGCCCCCACAATCGCCGCCACCCTCAGCGCCGCAGCCACTGGCGAGGCCGGCGTCCTGCGGGTACGCGAGGCGTCGGCGGCCATCGCAGCCACGGCTCAGAATGTCTTCCCGCCCCGCAATCTGGTCTCCATCACAGGCATGCTCGCCGAGAACATCGTCACCGCGACGATCTATCGACAGATCGGCTCCAGCCGCACCGCCCTCCGCGCGGCCAGCGCCGTCGACGTCACCGGCACCGACGTCCTCCTGCGAGTTGACGGAGAGCAGCCATTCGGCGTGGCCGTCAGCTACGTCGCCGTCCTCACCGACGTGAACGGTGCCCAGTGGGAAGCCACCTCCGGATCGCTCACGTCCTCCGTGACCAGCGACGTCATCAGCGACGCCATCACCGGCATCGGCGCCGAGGTCCGACTGCAGTCGACCTCGCCGAAGAAGCGCGACCGTGACGCCACCAGGTACAACATCAACGGGCGCATCGTCACGGTGTCCCGGCCGCGGTCGACCGCGTCCTTCACGATCAGCTTGCAGACCGACAGCGACGGTGCCGCCGATGACCTGAACGCCGTCCTGGACTCAGCCACCGAAGGCGTCGTCCTCATTCGGCACCGGACGACGCTGTCCCGCCTCGACGGGCACTACGCCGCGTCGGCAGACGAGGAAGACCCCCTCTACTACAGCCCCATCACGAACTGGTCGATGGAGGCCACCGAGACGGAGCCATGGCCCGACGTTCTCGAGGCCGCCGGCTTCACCCTCCAGGACATCGCCGACAACATCACCTCCCTCGCCGACCTGGCCACGGCTTTCCCCGGAACGCTGCTGGACATCGCGCTGTACGACTGGGGGTGACATGCTCGAGATGTCAGACGCGGCCCTCGCCATCGTGCAGGGCAACTTCGACATGCAGATCCGGGCCGAGTCGTGGCTCGGTGGCCAACTGTTGGCCGACAGCATCCCCATCGCCACCGGAGACGAGACCCGCGACCGGTCCCTGGCCGTTCCCGAGCGCATCACCCTCACGGTGCCCCGACGCGACCGCGGCACTCAGTGGGACCCCCTCACCCCCGACCACCCGCTTGCCTCCTACGGCCAACAGCTCCGCATCGACTATGGCGTCGACGTCGGCGGCCACATGGAGTGGATCAACCGCGGCTGGTTCCTGATCGACGAGAGCGACACCGACGGCGATGACGTCAGCGTCACAGTCCTCGGCCTGCTCAGCCTGGTCGAGGAGGCCAAGTTCGTCGCACCCTTCCAGCCCAGCTCGACCGACACTCTCGTCAGCGTCACCCGGGCACTCGTCGAGCCCGCGCTGACCGTCGATGTCGACAGCGCCCTGACTGACCGGGCCGTGCCGCTCGGCATGCAGTGGGACGACGACCGGCTGGGCGCGCTCCACGAGGTGCTCGGCGCCTGGCCGGCAGACGCCCGCGTCACTGAAGACGGCTACCTGAAGATCGAGCCGCTCGCTGACGCGACTGTGCCCGTGCTTGCCCTGACCGACGGGGTGGGCGGAACCGTTGTGCGCTGGCAGGGCTCGGCCTCCCGGGACGGGGCGTTCAACGCGGTCGTCGCGCAGGGGGAGGACTCGGCCGGAACGCAGATCCAGGCCGTCACCTACGACACTGACCCCGCCTCGCCCTTCCGGTACGGCGGCGCCTACAACCCGCTGCCCGTGCCTCACACGTTCAACTCGCCTCTGCTCACCTCCCTCTCTCAGTGCCGGTCGGCTGCCATCGCCACACTGCAGCGCCTGCGCCGGACCGCATCCCGGAGGCTCCAGGTCCAGCTCGTGCCCCACCCGGGTCTCATGATTGGCGACGTCGTCTCCGTGACCGGCGCCGGGCTGACCGCCGCCTCGTGCGTCATCGAGCAGATGTCGCTCCCCTACTCGACCGAGGCGATGACCCTGAATGTGAGGGTGCTCAGTGGCTAACCTCGCAGACAGCCGGATCACTCTTGCCGGCCAGGGGGCGCTCAACGGCGTCGCCATGACCGCTTCTGCTAGCGGCGCGTGCATCGCCCGCGTCGGCGGCATCCAGGTCACGGCCCGCGTCGTCTCCGGCCTCACCGTTGCCGCAAACGACCTGCTCCTCATCCTGAGGCGCGGCTCCGTGTACTGGGTGATCGCCAAGGTTCCGGCTGCGCCTGGGTCCCCGCCGAGCCCGCCATCCAGTAGCGGCCCCGACGGCGGGGACGCCGCGCCGGACCCGAAGCCGACCGTCACCACCGGCAGGTTGATTTGCGCACCGGTCGCCACGGCCACTTACCGCGACGGCGTCTGGCGTTCGGACATCGGCCCAGTCAACTCGGCCGACACCTACCAGGGCCGCTACGCCGGCAGCTCCTACGGCCGCATGACGGGCTGCGCCTTCTACGGCACCACGCCACGCTCCCTCTCAGGCGCCACCGTCACCTCCGCCAGCATCCAGATCCGGCGCCTGACCAGCGGCGACTACGCCGCCCGCACCGCCACGCTCCGCCTTGTCTCCCAGGCGACTCGGCCGTCCGGCGCCCCGACCCTCAACGAGACGACGACCGGACCGAGCCTCGCCGTCAACGCCACGACCAACAGCTTCGCCATCCCCGTCTCGTGGGCGCAGGCCATGGTCGGCGGCACCCGCGGCGGCCTCGCCATCAGCATCGCCGCCGACACCCCCTACATCCGGTTCGCCGGCCGCGGCAGCTGGTCCGCCGCCTGGACCCTGACGATCAACTGGAGGCGCGGATGACTCAGCAGACCGCCCGCGGCATCACCTATCCCGAGTCCACCGACCACACTCGCATCTGGGAGCACATCGCCGAGGTGGCACAGGACGTCGACACGATCCTCACCATCGACCGCGTCCAGGTCGAGGACACGACCAGCCGCACCACCGCCAGCAACACCTACACGAACGCCAGCGGCGGCGCCTTCTCGGCCACTGTCACCGTGCCCAGGTCAGGGGCGGTCGACGTCTCGATGCGCGTCACCCAGCGCAACTCGTCGACGTCGAACACGATCACCAGCTGGAACGCCACTGGGTCCACGTCCGGCGCGCTCTATGCCAACAACGACAACGCCGCCGCGATCCAGGGAGCGGCCTCCAACCTCACGTTCACCATGGCTTACCTCTTCGAGGGCCTTGTCCCCGGCGAGACCGTCACCGTGACCATGGTGCACCGGGTCAACAACGTCGCCACCACAGGCACGTTCGACTACCGGCAGATCATCCTCAAGGGCCAGCCGTAAGCCTGTCGCCCAACCCACCTCAGCCCGCCAGCGTGCGGGCTTTCTCTTTGCCCCGAAGGGGAACCCATGGCCCGTACCGGCCCGCAGAAGTACCCGGGCGCTGTCCTCGACCTGTTCTTCGGCAACGGCCGATACAGCGGCAGCGACATGGAGGTCAACTGTGGCTGCATCCACACCACAGAGGGGCCGACCCTCTACGACTACAACGACGGCGCCAGCGCCCCCACGATCACGTCGGTGCCCGACTTCAGGAACAAGCGCCTGGTCCACCACCAGCACTTCGACATCGACGAGTCCGCACGCGCCCTGGTCAACAAGCCCGGCGGCGTCCAGACGAACACCGCCAACGTCTTCCAGTGGGAGCTCGTCGGCACCTGCGACCCGGCCACGTCGAAGAAGTGGACTGCCCAGGGCATCC